AACGGCTAGAGGTGGGTCTTTGCTTTCCCCGATTAGAAGGAAAATCTATTTGTTGAGTGCGAGATACACGCCTTCTTCAAGCGTGATTCGTGGTTGGTAGAAACTTAGCATAAATTCAGGATTGCCTACGCGGTTTGCCACCCCTACAGGTGCCTCAGGGTTTGTGAGAATCGGTGCAGAATATCCCGCAGTTTTCATCACTATTTGAGCCAATTCTAAGAAGTTTGTGCCACGCCCTGTGCAGAGATTAGCAACTTCCACATCTGCTTCAAAGGCGGCTATTGTGCCGACAACTACATCCTTGATGTGGATAAAGTCGCGAACCTGTGTGCCTGTTCCCCATACTTTGAACGGGTCTGCCTTAGCCCTACCGCGAGCGATAAAGGAAGGAAATGGGTAATCCAAATCCTGATCCTCGCCATATCCTGAGAATGGGCGCAAGATTGTTACCTTTAAGCCTTGCTCGCGTGCGTACTTTGCAAGCATCTCGCCCGTGAGTTTGACCCACCCATAGGTTAAATCAGGGGTGCGAATATCGCTTAAATCAATATCAGACTCTTTGAGTTGATGTGCGGATTCAGCGCTTTGTAGCTCGGTTGGATAAGCAGCCGAAGATGAGAAATAAACGATGCGCCCAGGTCGAGTGCGAAGCGCCCACTGAAAGAGGTCTGAGTCAATGGCAAGGTCGGTGGCAACCGCCAATG